GGCGGGTCTACCCACTCATCGCCTTGTATATTAGCAGGTGGTGTCGCTAAGAAATCTCTACATTTAATTATAGTGAGATGCTCTTTGCCATATCGTTTAGTATACTCTTTGCCTAAAGCAATCATATGGTCATATAACCACATATAAGTTGTTCTTGAACGTCTAGCCCATATAGTTGATGGATGATTTAAATGAGCCTGCTTATAAGGAACGTTGGCTCTTTGTTCTGCGCTACCATAACAATGATGAGCAGTACATAGCATTTGAGCAGACTCAAGTATCATCTTAACTTTATGTTTGTCGTATACATATGACGCCGCTTTTGCAGGGTCATGGTGTAAGAAAAATATATTCATAATCTTTTTTTGAGGTTGTCGATTCTTTTTTTCATGAATGCAGCGTGTTCATATTCTTCTGCTTCTTCATACTTTTTTAATACTAATTGTAGTTGTTCTATTTCTTCTTTTATTATTTCACGTTCAGTAAAAGCCATATCATTTAACCCTGCATATATATCTTCTTTAGGTTCCTTTTGTCGTAAGACATCAAGCCCATAAGTAGCTGTTTCAGGGTTAATGAATTCATCATATAAATCTGCTTTGATTCGATTATATAATGCTTGGTATTCTTCTTCTGTCATGTTTATATTATCCATGTTGCTTCGTGTTTAGTCTGTAGTTAGTATATCAATTATTTTTTGTGCATTACTTCTAACACCATTATAATCTTTCAAGCTTAAATTAACTTTATGTGATTCTGTATTTCTATCATTTCTAATTTCACCATTAGCAAAATCTGTATAATCCATTTCAGCATCATAATATGTTTTAATTAAATCATCTGGTGTTGCAACAAATATACACTCATCTTTATACCGATCGTGACAGGCAATCATAGTTTTATCTCTATCACCAGTCCATATTATATATGTATATTGATGGTCTATATGATTTACGTCTGCATATAGGTAGCAACTGTCGTAGTACATATCGTGCACCAGCTTTGATGCCATTGCTGTACCATCTTGTCTATTGTTTGCAAGTACCCAGTTTGCTAATTGTACGCCTTGCCATTCAGGATAACCGTCATGATGCAAGTACATATGTACATAACTATATCTAGTAAGATTATCAGGTGACATAGCAAGACCTTTGCCTGTACCTCTTGCGTGTTGTCTGTCAACAACCATTGTTAAATTTCTTGTACTCATATTATTCGTCTTCGTATTCGTAACCGTCGTTAATTAATTCATCTACTTTGTCTGCATGTAAATCGTCATATACATCAGACCACCACTGTTCTAACTCATGATTAAAATCGTATTCCATATCATCCCATATGTGAGATTCAATCCATACATTTTGACCATGTGATAGTGCTTCGATAGCTTGTTCAGACCACGCTTGGTAGTCTTCATAGTAATAGCCATCTTGACATACATAAGGTTTTTCATCCTCAGTACACCAAAATATGTCATAGCCATCACACGTGGATTCACTATATATTTTTAGTTCATGTTTGTTTTCAGACCATGAGCTGTTGTTATCTAAGTGACCACCGTATTCTGTACTTAGGTACTCAATTAACCATCCCGCATCTGGTTCTTGCATTATGCCGTCTTCTTCTAGTTTTAGAACGACATCATCGTAGTTTAGTTTTTCACTCATAATTTATAATTTAATTTAATTCCGTCTTGTTCGATTAAGCTTAATAAATATTTGTAAAGCTCTCGCTCTTGCTTACACCCGTCTAACACTTGTTCGTGTAACTCTCTGGGTATGAAGGGGTTATAGCTTTCATTTTTTAAGTCTAGTTCTTGTTCAGTAATTTTTCTGTCAAGACCTTTAATCGTTGCCCACATTTTTGTGTGTGCTTTTTCTTTTATTATATCACTTGTTTTCATACAATAATATTATCCGTTAATGTTCGTATTTAGTCTGTAATAACTTCAGGGTTATCAGTTGACATCCACTCTATGTTTGACAATGAATGACCCTGTGAAGAAAGATAATCTTCTTCGTTCATACTTATACTTCTCATGTCGTATCTATAGACTTGACCGTCCATAAAATCTAATACAAATATATATTTCATAATTTTAATTTTAGTTGCGGGAGATAGATTCGAACTATCGACCTCTGGGTTATGAGCCCAGCGAGCTGACCAAACTGCTCCATCCCGCTATTTCTTGGGTGGTATCGTGCACATACCCACGCTTTCTGAGGTATTAACCGTCCTTCGTGTTTTAACCCATAATATTTTTAGACCCTGCGGAATTTTACCGCGACCACGTTTGAACCACGTTGCTAAACTTACTGGTCTTATAATGTGTGAGGCGGACAGAACTGGAATGGGGTGTCATAGTTCGTCGGTGTGACCTTAAATATCTTACCCGTATCTGTTTATACTGTCTTTTGCAGCAATGATTTATCAGGCCTCGCTGCTTCCAGACTTAAACCTCACTTTCTTCGCCAAGCTTTATGTACCGAAGCGGAGACTTCTTGCGAAACTATTTGTAGTTCTTGAACTTGTTTGTTCGCAATAATCGGTACATAACTATACTGTTGCGTTGTTGAACAGTTAACACAGGTATTGTAACCTAGCTTGACTCTACCGATCGGTATTATATTTTTACATTTACAAATTTTCATACAATTATATTATCCATTGTATTTCGTATTTAGCTTGTGAACGACATTGCATTTGATTTGGTGTATAGCATCGTTGAAATCGTTGCCATCGAGTGGCCAATCACTTATAGTCCATTCAATATTATGTTCTAAATGTTCTTCAAGTATATCTACCACAACATCTGCAATGTTATCTAGTTCTTTCATTTTTACACGTCTTGGTCTTGGCATAGGCGGTGGTAGCTTAGCCAAGTCATATAATTCTTGTGCTTCTTTACTTACTTTTTTATTCATTTAAGTATGGTTTTTTAATTGTTAATCCTAATTCGTTTGCAACATAGTTGATATGCTTCTGTGTTGTTACACTCCACCACCCGTGTTGTATTAAGTTTGGGTATTCAATTGTTGCGACGTTTGTAGAGTAAGAGTATATTTCATCACCGACTCTCGTTAAGTTTTGTTTGTATCTATTAAATTTTTCCATAGTATTAGGTTTAGTAGCAAATGTCACACGGTATATGTATGTTAGTTACTTGCCCAGTTAGTAATAAAAATAGCATATAACCTATTCCTGTAAATGCCATTGTTCCTAAGCTTATTGCTAATGCGTGAAGCATTACGTTCGTTACTTTTGCTATTGTTAAGTGTTTAAATATTTGTTTCATTTTCAATTCTGTTTAACAATCCTCTGATTGCGTTAATAAAATCATCTGCGTTATCTTCTTTTCTTCTGAGATAGTTGCTGTGGTTTAATGTACCGTTAGCTTTCATCTCGGTGAATGCAGCTTCACCTTGGTCGTACTGTGTTAAAGCTTGCGCTAGTTCCAGTATTATATTTAATTTAGTCATCGTATATTTAGTGCTTTATGTGCGTTATACTTTGCATACTCGGCAACACCTTGCCTGAATGCCCATTCTCGTCTTCGGTAGTTCACGTCTGTACACCACTTTTTCCATGCTATAGTTCGTGTTGACTCACCGTACTTTGCTTCAAACTCGATTACTTGATTAAGTTTGTCTGCAATTTTTTCTGCTGAATAGTCTTTGAATTCTTTCATTTGATTATGTTTTCACCGTAGACTAGACCGTCAATTGTTAGTTTTCTTGAATCAATACCAGCCCAGAGCATTAGGTCTTTTACATTTTCAACTGTTAGTTGTGACCACATTGTTTTAGACATTAGAGTGTATTTGATTAGTTGTACACTTTGGTATCGTTTTACATTTTCGTTTAGTACTTTTTTGTACTTAGGTTGTAATTGTTGGTATAAGTTTTTCATAGTTTTTATTTTATTTTATTATCCATTTTAGTTCGTGTTAGCTTTGTAATCATTCCACCTTGCAGTGTAGCTATACTTTTTAAATTTTCCGAATGTACTCTTTTGTGGTACTTTGTATCTTCTGTTACCCATTCCTTTACATTCGCCATACACTTTCAATATTTCAATATGTCTGTGTCTTCTTTGTTTCTTTTTGTCTTCTACATATTTCAGTAGTTCTCGCATATTATTTACCTTCATAGTATTCTAGCATTTGGTTACACTTTTCGAGTGAATCGATACTCACCCATTCATTGATTTCGCTTACATAGACACATCCGTCTATTACTTTTAATTGATTAGTCATAATTCGTCTTCGTTTAGGAAGTCACAACATTCTTTGCAATCTCCACATCTTCCGTAGTCAGTATTACCTAACCAAGGGGAAGCTCCGCAACATTCTGATATATAGTAACTCATAGTTATTAAATTGTTATTGTAGTGTTATAGTATTCATGGATTTGCTCCATCGCATTGATAAAATCGTCTTTGTCAATTGTACCATCATTTAGTTTAGTTATTTGGAAACCTATTTCCGTCATTAAATTTTCAAATTGTTCCATATTATATTTCTTTATATTCTTTAATTGCTCCTTTGTCATTACTTTTCATAAATCTTTTACCGAACATTATTTCAAATAGTTCATCTCTTGTAATTTCTTCTTGTGTTATTGGGTGTAAATATTTCATTTTATTATTTTTTATATTCAATTATATTATCCAAATGGTATCGTGTTTTGTTTGTAATAGAAGTATGTACTTTGTTTGTTAGTAGAAAAAGTATATATAGTATTACACTAGACTTCCTTGTGTGAGAAGTAAAAATAGTGACATTAGGTAGTAAATATAGTAATAATAGTAAGCTTTTGTCACACTATTTACCGAACTGTCAGTTTGTCATGTTAGTAAGTATATATGACAATACGACATAAAACTAATTTCCGGCACAGTTTTTGCTATACGCAATGCTATACATTGCTATACACCGAAACTCGGTGCTTCTTTGTATTTACTGATGTCTCTCTGAACACCGCTTTGCTATACATTATGCTATACAGGCCAGCCCGGGTCGCATTACGTTATCCCGGGAGTTTTATCGAATACTCTGGCCCGATGCTTTACTTAGCAAGGTCGATTCTTTCGATTACCTTGTCTCTCACGTTGCTTGGCATCGCTGTTGATTGAGACCAGTAGCCTCGCTTAATCCAGCATGGCATGATGCTTAGCTTTGGTAACATTACTTTAAGTACCTCGTCGTGGTTGTACGTTACCTTTTGTTTCTTGTTGTTTACAAAGGTTATGATTTGATTTCTACCGTACCATGACTTTCTTACTACAAAGTTCTTTCTTGTGATTGGCGGGAATATCTCAGATAATTCTTTCTTTGATAACTTCGCGATTGCTTCATTTAATTTAGTGTTCATATTATTTAATTTTATTTGTTATTAATTATTTATATTATTATCCGTGTGTACTCGTGCTTTATCCGTAGATGCCGAACGTTGCATTGTCGATTACACTTGGGTTTGTTATTATCGTGTATATGATTCCGATTATACCGGTTACCGCTAACACGCCTAACGCTGCTGCCCATAGCTTAAACATTGTTTGTGTTACTTGGTAGATTGTGATGTGTGAGAATAAAGTTTTCATATTATTAAGTTTTTATAGGTTATTTACATACTTATTATCCGCAGAGTCCCGTGTTACGCACGTAAAAGGTGAAACATCTGGCCGAATACGCGCTAAACAGGCCCCGGTGGGGTAAATAAATCGGGTTTTATATGGTGGGCCTACGAGGGAAATACGAGGTGTAACCCATTACTTCCTTATATCTTACAACAATACGACGTTAGCTATTATTATACATTTAATAAGTAGCTCCTGTCACGTAATAATAAATTATGGCACAAAAACTAAGTAAACGAGCAAAGGCCGCAAAAGCGAGAAGAGACAAAAGATATGCAATGACAGCTGATAGACGCAAGAAAAAGGCTGAAAATCAGAGAAAAAGGCGTGCAGCTAAGAAAAAAGGCAAGAATATTAAAGGTAAAGACTACGATCATAAGACAAAAAGGTTCACTTCTGTAAAAAATAACAGAGGTAGTTTTGGTAGAGGAACCAAAAAAGAAAAATAATATGGCTAGAATTGATACATACGTCAAAGATACTCAACTATCAGACAAAGATAAGGTAATTGGTTCCAATTATATCAATACTATCAACGGTATTGACCAATTTCAAACAAATAACTTCACATTAAAAGAAATTTCCGACTTCGTCGGAGCAAATGTTAGTACTGCATCAGTCAATTTGAAGGCAAATGGTGGTATTGTAGAGGAAACTATTGACAATGTGGACAGATTAGCTATAGATTTAGGTGCATCGAACATAACAGGGCAACTTGCTAACTCAGATTTAGCTAATTCTAGCATAACAATCAACGGAACTGCTGTTTCTTTAGGTGGTTCTAGAACATTAGGCACAGATGATGTAGCTGAAGGGTCAAGTAATCTCTATTTTACTAATGCACGATCAAGATCTGCTATATCTGTATCAGGTGGAGGAGCAAGTTATAACAGTTCTACAGGAGTTATAACACTTCCAGCTTATTTTACGCTAGCACAAGGCAATGTAACCAACGCAAGTGTAAGTGGACAAACATTAACGCTTACTAGACAAAGCGATTCAGACGTAACTTTTACTCCAACTGCCAACGACTTCACAAATACACTAAAAACTAAGCTAGATAACATAGAAAGTAACGCTGATGTGACTGATACTACAAATGTGGTAGCAGCATTAACAGCAGGAACTAATATAACTATTGCTGGCAATGGAACAATTAGCTCAACAGATACAAATACCCAGTTGTCAACGGAAGAAGTGCAAGATATTGTAGGTAATATGTTGGGTGGTACCGAAACTAGAATAGGTGTTACATATGATGATAACAATGGTAGCATAGATTTTGTAGTTGATGATATGAATTATACATTACCAGCTGCAAGTTCTTCCGCTTTAGGTGGAATAAAGATAGGATATACTGAATCCGGAAAAAATTATCCAGTCGAGCTGGATAGTGAAAAAGCATATGTTAATGTACCATGGACCGATACTAACACACAATTATCTACAGAAGAGGTTCAAGATATTATAGGCAACATGGTTTCAAGTAACACCGAAACAAACATATCGGTTACTTATGATGATACCAACGGCAAGCTCGATTTTGCATCGACAGACACAAATACTCAGTTAACTGATGAACAGGTGCAAGATATTGTAGGAGCAATGGTATCAGGCAATACAGAAAGCAACGTAACTGTAACATATGATGATACTAATGGTAAATTAGATTTTACAGCTTCAGGTACTCAATTATCAAAAGAAACTGTACAGGACTATGTGGGAGAAATGTTATCGAGTAATACTGAAACTAGGATTTCAGTTACATATGATGATACAAATAATAAAATAAACTTTGTAGCAGATGACCAATCGTATACTTTACCGACTGCATCGTCAAGCACGCTAGGTGGTGTAAAAGTCGGAGGCAATTTAACAATTGACGGTAATGGTGTTTTAAATGTTGGTGCAATTGCATTAACAACCGTACAAACTGCAGCTAACCAAACAGCACATCTAGCTTTAACAGCACAAGAAGGTGATATAGTTGTAAGATCAGATGAAAACAAATCATATGTACATAATGGCGGGACAGCTGGTACTATGGCTGATTATACTGAATTGTTAACACCAACCGATGCTGTATCAAGTGTTACAACTACAGATGGTACTTTTATCAACTTAACGCCTAATAGTGCTGCTACAGGGGCAATAACAGTTACAGCTGATTTAAGCGCTACTGACGGAACTTCAGATACAACCGATAGATTTTTAACAAAAGATAATAAATGGGCAGTACCTTCTTATACAACAGATACAAATACATTTAGAACTGTACAAGCTGACGGAGCATCTATTGGAGATACAGAAACTTTAAATTTAGTTGGAGGTACAAATGTAACCCTGACTGAAAATAATGGTCAAATTACAATTGCTGCAACCGATACAGATACCAACACATTTAGAACAGTAGAGGTTGATAGTAATGGGAATGGCACTGCCAACACTACTTTAGAAGCGTCCGAAACATTAAGATTTAAAAAAGGTAGTAATATAACATTATCTGAAGCAGCAGGTGTTATAACAATATCATCAACAGATACAAACGATAATACATTCAGAACTGTCACAGCTGGCGGTAATACTTTAGGTGCATCAGAAACACTTGCTTTTACAGAAGGATCGAATGTTACAATAACAGAAAGCGGCGGGGCAGTAACTATAGCATCTACAGATACAAACACTCAGCGATCAGATGAAGATATTAGAGACGTTACGGTTGCAATGCTTACAGCTGGTACTAATATAAGTTTAACTGAAGATGATTCAGCTAATACTTTAACTATAGCGGCAACAGATACTAATACACAGAGAACAGACGAAGATATAAGAGATGTAGTTGCTGCAATGTTACAAGCTGGAACTAACGTAAGTTTATCTGAAGACGATGCTAATAATACTTTAACTATTACATCTACAGATACAGATACCAATACACAGCTAACAACAGAACAAGTACAAGATATAGTAGGCGGTATGGTGTCTAGTAATACAGAAACAAATATAACGGTAACATATGACGACGCTAATGGAAAACTTAATTTTGCATCAACAGATACTGATACAAACACATTTAGATCAATTTCAGTTGATGGCACTTCTATTGGATCGACTACAGCATTAGATATAGTAGCTGGTAATAATATTACATTAAGCGAAAGCAGCGGTGAAGTTACAATAGATGCTACTAATACAAATACTCAATTATCAACAGAACAAGTACAGGATATAGTTGGAGCAATGGTTAGCGGTAATACCGAGACTAATATATCAGTTACATATAATGATTCAGCTGGTAAATTAAACTTTTCAAGTACAAATACAAATACAAATATATTATCTGGAGGTACTATAACAGGTGATGTCACTGTAAATGGTGATATGACATTTGAAGATGGACATAAACTTGAATTAGGTACAGGTGCTGATCTTGATTTATATCATACAAGTAATAATTCATATATTGATAATAATACAGGTAACTTATATATAAGATGTAACCCTAGTGGTGAAATACATCTTAGGCCAAAAGAAAGTGAAAACGGTATTATAGTAAGAAACGATGGCAAAACAGAATTGTATTTTGATAACGCTAAAAAATTAGAAACGGTTACAGGAGGAGTAAATGTTACAGGGGCTATGACAGCCAGTGGGGATGTAGTTGCTTATTCAGATGAAAGATTAAAATCGGATATAAAAACACTTGATGGCTCAAAAGTATATGATATGCGAGGTGTTAGTTTTATAAAAGACAATAAAGAAAGTAGTGGTGTTATAGCACAAGAGTTAGAAAAAATTGCACCAGAACTAGTTAATAACGAAGGTGAGTATAAAGCAGTAGCTTATGGTAATGTTGTTGGATATTTAATAGAAGCTATAAAAGATTTGAAAGCTGAAATAGAAATTTTAAAAAATGGCAGTACCAAGTAGTGGAACATTATCAATGCTAAAAATGGCTAGAGAAGCTAAGCATGGAGACTATGATGGTACTCAAAGTATGGGTACTATTTCTATGTACGATATGATGAATGGCGGTAATACTAATGGATCAACTGTTAGTTATCCAACATTGAATACAAGCTGTTCACCAAACCCTGCTACATCTTATGGTAATGTAATAACATCTATCGAAAGATATGACAATCCAGGTTTTACTGATGTTTCACCTGTTTATTATACTGGTTCACCTGGAGTAAACACGGTACTTTATACAACTCCTTGCTCTACAAACAGTACATTATCAGCTGGCGAGTATTGGTTACCTGATGATATAAACGCTTTTGGTTGTACTACGAATAATGGTTGTTATACTATTCTAACAGTAAATTCATCAGGTGTTGTAACGGCTAGACAATGTGATCAATGCCCTTAAATAAATAATACTATGCCTTTAACTACTCCTTATTCTTTTACTTGCTGGTATGGTTACGACCAAGATTGCTCGACAGTAACATCGTTTTCGGCTTCAACATCGCAAACATTTAGCGGTGTTTGTTCTGCAACAGCAAACCAAACATATTATCACAATGGGAGTTTAGCTAGACCTGTTGTAAATGACAATGTATATACGAATTCATCGGGAACAACACCATTATCAGCAGGTTATTATAGATTTGATAATTTAGCTAATCAGTTTTTTAGAATAACTGGTTCATTAGGTCAAGTAGCCTCTGTAGATGACTGTGGAGAACTTGGTGGCCCTTAAAATATATAACAACCACGTAATTATATACATATAATAAAACCAAAACCAATGACATTTTATTACAAAACCTATTCCTGGGCGAATAATAGTAACCAAGGAATATCCGAAGAAACCAAAAAAACATGGGAATTTTTCGCAGACAAAAAGAACTGGAGAATTGTACAACTACCAAATGGATTTTATCAAACTGAATGTAAGAACTTAGATTCAGAAGGTAACCCAACCGATGCTTGGACAGATGTAACCAGAAGAGAAACCATAGAATCAGCAGAAGCTGCAATTGATGGAAGTATTGAACATTACAACAAAAGATTAGAATTTTCTAAAGGACCTAAAGTTGTAAAAACCTTTGAATAATAACCACTTTTAAAATTTAATTAAATGGAATATAATAATCCGAGTGAGATAGTAAAAGATCTGTCTTTCGGGACAGAAGCAAAAGACAAGATAATGCACGGAGTTGATAAGCTAGCTAACGCAGTGAAGTCAACTCTTGGTGCATCAGGTAAATGCGTTATATATGAAGACGCAATGGGAAGACCGGTAATTACAAAAGACGGTGTAACGGTAGCAGAATCCGTAGTCTTATATGACCCGGTCGAAAATATAGGTGCAACTTTAATTAAAGAAGCAGCTAGAAATACAGTTAAAGAAGCAGGTGACGGTACTACAACAGCTACTGTACTTGCGCAATCATTGCTACATTTAGCTAATGAAAAGAAATACGAACAAACTGTAAGACCTATAAAAGAAGGTATTCTTTCAGGTCTTAAAAAAGTAACTGAGTACTTAGAGAAAAATGCAGTTCCAGTTGATGGTAAAATGCTACAAGCTGTAAGTGCTATTAGTTGTAATAATGATAAAGCTCTTGGTGAAATTATATCGCAAGCTTATTCAAAAGTAGGTAAGGATGGTGTCGTCCTAATGGAAGAGTCTGAGACCCATGACACACACGTTAAATTCGTGGAGGGCACGAGGTTGGACTGCGGACTTAAATCGCCACACTTTATGACAGATAAGGATAAAGGTAAAGCAGTGCTAGATAATCCGTACGTACTGATAGTTTCCTCGCCGATACCTAATATTCGTAAAATACAAAGCGTGTTGGAGTTTGTTATTAAAGAGAAAAGGAGTTTGTTGATCGTTGCGGGCGTAGAACAACAACCTATGGCGGCGTTGCTTGCTAACAAAGTCAAAGGTAATATAAAAGTAAATGTTGTAGATTTGCCTGGATTCGGGCCAACTAAACAAGATACGATTGAAGATCTTGCGATATTAACCGGAGCAAAAGTCATTAATGAAGAATTAGGAGATGATCTTGATTTAATACAACCAGATGTTTTAGGTGAAGCTGTTCAGTCAATAACTGATAATTCACATACAGTAATTCAAACAATCGATCAAGGTATTGTTTTGGATGAAAGAATTAAAATGGTTGAAAAGAAAATTAAAAAAGAAAAAAATCCATTCTTTAAAAAGAAAATGCAAGAAAGATTAGCAATGCTAAATGGGCAAGTTGCAATGATCTCTGTTGGTGCAGATTCACAAGTTGAAATGAAAGAAAAGAAAGACAGAGTAGAAGATGCAATATATGCAACAAAAGCGGCATTGCAAGAAGGTATAATATCTGGAGGAGGAGTTGCATTATTAGATGCATCTTATGCGATAATACCTGAAAACGATGGTGAGGCTATATTGTTAGAAGCAATAAAAGCGCCTTATGCTGCAATACTAGATAATGCTGCATTGGCACATAAAGAATCTGGTAAAGTTGGCATAGGTATTGATGTTGTAAATAACTCAGAAGTAAATATGATCGAAGCAGGTATTATTGATCCAGTACTTGTAACTAAAACTGCATTGAAAAATGCTGTTAGTGTAGTTAATACAATATTCTCAGCTAATTGTGTAATAAGTAATGTAAGATTAGAAAATGCAAGCGCTTAGTCATTACGTAATTGTTGAAAAGATAAAAGAGGCGCCGAAGAAAGTAGGAGGCCTTGAATTAACAGAGGATCAAAATAAAGATGTAAGATATTCAAAAGGTAAAATAATATCTGCTGGAAAATTAGCAGAAGGATTAAATCCTAATGATATAGTACATTATGATAAGCATCAAGGACATGGTATAGAATTAAATGAAAAACTGTATTATGTTTTAAGATTAAGTGATATAGTTTTAGTTGAATGAAATTAACATCACAAGATATTAGAGAATTAAATTTATTAAAGTATTACAGGCTCGTTCGTAAATGGGCCTGTAAAACTTATAATCTAAAAGATGCGGATTTAGAACTTTTAATCTATTTAGATTGCAAAAGTCGTTTTACGCGTAATGAATTTATAGAGGGCGTTTATACATATAGCTGGGATAAAAACCGGTGGGAAAGACTTCGTAGAGAAGGCTGGATAGAAGTATGGCGTCATCGAAACAGAACTACAATTAAATACAGTATATACAAAACCTCATTTAAATCAAGTCAACTTATATCCCGTATATACAGAATTCTATTGGGTGAAGAGGATATTCCAACTTCAGAAAGAAATATATTTTATAATAACCGATCATATACGGATAAAGTTTATAATAAAGCTATAGACAATATGATCAAAGACAAAAACAGATAATCATGCCAAAAGTAGGAAACAAAAAGTTTGCTTATACTAAAAAAGGTAAAGCAGCAGCAAAAGCATACGCTAAAAAGAAAAAAAAGAAAAAGTAATCATGGCTAAAAAATTAACCGCTAATCAAAAAAAGATTGCTAGAATGGCCCCGCCTTTTAATAAAATCACAGGTGCTGATTTTAAAATGTTAAGAAAAGGAAAAAAGTCTAAACGCTATGGCAAATAAAAAAGCCCCATCAAGAAAAAAATCTTTGGGATATTACCAAAAGGTCAATAAAAAAGGTGGCACCGGTAAAAAAGCTGGTGGTGGTATGACTAAAAAAGGCGTAGCTAAATATAGAAGAGATAATCCAGGTAGTAAGCTAAAAACAGCTGTAACAACACCACCTTCTAAACTAAAGAAAGGTAGTAAAGCTTGGAAAAGAAGAAAATCATTTTGTGCTAGATCTAAAGGATGGAAATCTGAAAGAGGTAGAGCAGCAAGAAGAAAATGGAACTGTTAATATGAAATCAAGAGGACTAGGAGATACAATACATAAAATTACAACAGCAACCGGTATAAAAACCATAGTAGACAAAGTATCAGAAGGTTTAAACGTTCCATGCGGTTGCGAAGGTAGAAGAAGAGCATTAAATAATTTAGTGCCTTACGATAAAGAATTCAAACTCAACAAAAAGAAATAAAATGGCACATAATCCACTACACGTAGTAAAGAAAAATCCAAACCCGGTTGTTAAAAAAGTAACCGTGAGACCGTTTGGACCAAAAGTATTCGGAACACCTGTTGTAGTAAAAAAAGGTAATACAACTACAACAACAACACCTTATACTCAAACAAGACAATCTACAGGTGTTACTTATCAAGAAGCTTACAAAAAAGCAGGGGGACAATCAGGAACTGGTATGTCTTTTCCTGGATTTAAAAAAGCAGCAATAAATTACAATACCAGAACAGGATCAGTTGTAAAAGTTGAAAAAAAATCTACAGCGCCACCGAGAGTCGCAAGAGTAGCACCATTAAGCCTAAAACCTGCTGGCCCAGTAAAAATGGGATCAGGCCCTAAAGCTAATCCTATAATTCCTATATCTACTGGCCCATCACCAATTACTAGCCCAAAAATTAAACAACAAGAAGTTATGCCAAAAGTCATCACTAAGGCGAAGAATAAGATAGAACTGGGATCAGGCCCTAAACTTAACCCTAAATCTAGACCTAAGAAAAAAAGAAAACCTTTTAGGCCTTTGGGTCGTAGGCCTTTTGAACCAGGAGGAACTATTAGTAATATAACAAGAGGTATTGGATATGCAGCTGGAGACGTTGGTCGTACAGTGGGTAATGTAGCTGTTGGCGCGGTTACTTTACCATTCAAGGCTATAGGTGGTATATTTAAAGGTGGATGCGGAAGAGGTAAATGTAATCCAATGGCTAAGAATATATTTGGTAAAAGAAAAATTAGAAGAAGATAATGAGTAAAACAAAAAAGAAATTTGCGGAAACTACCGTAGGTAAACTTTTGTTTGGCGCCGCTTCTATAGCAAATCCTGCATTAGGTAATGTTTTAAAAGGCGTTACATCACCTGCGGAAGCAATCGCTGCTATTGGTAAATCTGATGCAAGCAGTGATGATAAAATAAAATTACAACAATTAATATACGAACAGCAAAATAAAGAAATGGAAGCTATAACAACAAGATGGCAGGCGGACGCCGCATCTGATTCATGGCTTTCGAAGAATGTACGCCCATTAGTTTTAGTGTGGTGTATTGTTGTATTTTCTTTTGCTGGTATACTTGATAGCGTAGAATCTATACCGTTTAACATTGGGGTTACATGGAACGACACTTTCGAGAAGGTCATGATGGCCGTCGTTTTGGCCTATTTCGGTGGAAGGAGTGGAGAAAAGGTTACAAGTATATTTAAAAAATAAATTAAGATGCCTAGATTAACCACTTTTCCAAATGATAGTGAAATAACCGATAATGATAAATTATTAGGAACCGACGTAAGTGGTGAAACTAAAAATTTTAAAATGTTAGATGTAGCTGCTTATGTTAAGTCAAAAGATCATTTTACGCATAATCAAAATAGTGCATCTACAACTTGGACAATAGCACACAATTTAAATAAATTCCCTAGTGTTAGTATAAAATTTTCAAGCAGTGATAATGTTTATACTAATGTCGGCGCACTTGGTGGAGTAACATATACCGACGCAAATAATTTAACAATAACTCTCGCGGCTGCCGAAAGCGGTTACGCATACTTAAACTAAAAAAAATGGCAATACCTATTTTAAATCACTTAGATCTAAGAAGTTCAGGAGAGCTGCGAAATGCTTTACTCCACAAAACAACAGAAGCTTCTGCCTCTAATGTGGAAGGAAAGATTATTTACGACACAGGCGTAGATAAAGTAAAATTTTATGATGGTTCGCAATGGCAAACATTAGGAACATCAGACGCAACTGGAGACATCGAAGGCGTAACAGCCGGTGATGGTTTAACAGGTGGTGGGACATCAGGAACAGTTTCTTTAGCTGTTAATGTTGATGATAGCTCACTTGAAATAAACTCTGATACAGTAAGAGTTAAAGCTGCTGGTATTACAAATGCAATGCTTGGCGGCTCAATTGCTAATGCTAAATTAGCTAACAGCTCTATAACTATTAATGGATCTGCAATATCATTAGGTGGATCAGTAACTACACCAAACACACAATTAACAGAAGAACAAGTTGAAGATTTTGTTGGTGGAATGGTAACTGGAAATACTGAAACTGGTATTACAGTAACTTATGAAGATTCTGACGGTACTTTAGACTTTGTAGTATCTGATACAACTGTAGCTGGTGATTCTGGATCAACTGCAATAACACCAGGTGATACACTTACAATTGCTGGTGGTACTAATGTTACAACTGCAATGTCAGGTGACACATTAACTATTACAGCAACGGACACAAACACACAATTAAGTACTGAGCAAGTACAAGATATAGTTGGTGCAATGTTTACTGGTAACACAGAAACAAGAATTGCAGCTACTTATCAAGATGGTGATGGAACTATTGATTTAGTTGTTAACGATATGACAGCTAATGATAATGACGATGTGTCTAACGCAAACTTATTAACTAGATTAGCTGCATTAGAATCTTCTGGTGGTGCTTCAAATGAAAACATAGTAATTGGTACTGATAGCGGTGATACAATAGTAATAACTGGTAACCTTCAAGTTTCAGGTACTACTACAACGGTAAATTCTACAACAGTTGATCTTAATGATCACAACATAAGACTTGATAGTGGTAATAGTACATCTGCTGTTGTTAACGGCGCTGGTATTACATTAGAAGGTGGCTCTGGAGATGATGCAACATTTACATATAGTACAACTGGACCTAAGTTTGAATTAAAACTTGGATCAAGTTATGAAGATTTACAAGTTGACCAATTAATTGCTGCTTCATTAGATATATCTGGAAACGTTGATGTTGACGGAACTCTAGAAGCTGATGCAATTACAATTAACGGAACTGCAACAGGTGCATTAGCGTTATTAGACACTGTAGCTGCAGCACAAATTGATTCTAACGCAGTAACTACTGCAAAGATAAATGCTGATGCTGTAACTGGTGCTAAGATTGCTGATGATGCTATCGATTCAGAACATATTACAGATGGTTCAGTTGATAACGTACACTTAGCTGGTTCAATTGCAAATGCAAAACTTGCTAATAGTGCGATTACAATTGATGGTACATCTGTTTCATTAGGTGGATCTATAACTACAAACAACACTCAATTATCTATAGCTTCAGCTGCTGAAGTACAAACAGGAACTAATAATACTAAAGCTGTTAGTCCTGATTCATTAGCTGCTAAGTCTGTACATGCTACAATTGATGTTTCTGATTCAAACTTTACATCTAACCTATATGCTGAAATTACGCATTCATTAGGCACTGAAGATGTAATTGTTCAATTATTTGATTCTAGTTCAAAAGAGCAAGTATATGCTGATATAGCTAGAACAGATAAAGCTGATTCTGCATCAACAAGTAAAATTAAAGTAAGTTTTGCGGCTGCTCCTTCAAATGATATAGAAGTTTTAATTACTTCAATCAAAGGATCAACTGCTGGAACTGTAGCTTATTCATAATAACAATTAAAATACGGCGGTGCGAAAGCACCGTCAGTATTTATTTAAATATATTTATATGGCATTATTTTCTTTAGATATAACACAACCGTTAGTTGCAATTACACATTCAAGTAATACGCATACTATAGATTTTGATGCACACGGTAATAACTATAGTATCGCTGCACAAAACGCTACTAATACAATTGCATTTAGTAATTTAGATGCAAGTAAAATTGGTAAAGCAGGTACTATTGTTATAACTAACCCAGGAACTGTTGGTTCATTAGGTTGGGCTGAATTACCAGCTACAGCTTATACACCAGGGGGTTCAACAATATCTTTCAATACAACTGCAAGTAAACTTGCTGTATTAACATATTTTATTGCAGCGGCAGATAAAGTACTAGTAAACTATGTAGGAGACTTTGGCGGTTATCCTCAACCATAAAACATAATTAGATGAAGTGGATATGGTCAAGAATAGATTTTTGGAACACTGCTACAACAAGATCTACAAGCAAGAATACAAGTAAGTCGACTAATACAACTAGATCGACTAATACTACATTTGCCACATCTAGATCTACTACTACAACATTTAGTACATCTAAATCTACCACGACCACATTCAATACAACAAGAAGTACTACAACAACTTTTAACACAAGTACATCTACAGTAACTACATTTAATACAAGTACAGCCACAACAAGAAGTACTACAACTACCTTTAGTACATCAAGAAGTACTACTACTACATTTAACACATCTACAGCTACTGTTACAACATTTAATACTAGTACAGCAACGTCAAGATCTACAACAACTACATTTTCAACAACTAGATCTACTACGACTACATTCAATACTAGTACAAATACTATTACTGTATATAATACTACTACAGCAACTAGTAAATCTACAACGACTACGTTTTCTACGTCTAAATCTACTACTACTACATTTAACACGAGTACAAATACAACTACAGCATATACAACCACGTTTGCAACAACTAGGTCAACTGCTGAAAGTAGAAGCACAACTACGTTATATACAACAACAACTACGTTTAATACAAGTACTTCAACTGTTACTCAATATACAACAACTTTTAATACAACTAGAAGCACGACCACAACGTTTTCAACTAGCAGATCAACACAGGAAACTAGAAGCACATCTAAATCTACGACTACTGTATATACAACCACGTTCAATACAAGCAGAAGTACAACAACAACATTTGCTACATCAAGATCAACACAAGAAACTAGAAGTACTTCAAGATCTACAACTACTGCTTATACAACTACGTTTAATACTAGTAAAAATACAACAGAAAGTAGAAGTACAACAACAGTATATGTGGTTAGTACAACATTTAATACTAGTACATCAACAGTAACTGTATTTACCACTACTTATAATACATCTAGAACAACAACGTTTAACACAAGTACTATTACAACTACAACGTATACAACAACATTCCCAACCAGTAGAACGACAACTTTTGCTACAAGTAGATCTACAACGACGGTTTATACAACAACTTTTAGTACATCAAGAACTACTACAACAACTTTTGCTACAAGTAGATCAACAACAACTGTATATGGAACATCAACAGTTTATGTAACAACGTTTAGTACAGGTGTAGTTACATCTAAGTCAACTACAACTACATTTGGAACTAGTAGGTCAACTACAACTACATTCAATACATCTAGAACAACAACATATGTTACGAGTAGAAATACTTATAAAAACACTAGTAGAGTAACAAGTAAAGGAACAAGTAGAACAACAACCAAAGGAACAAGTAGGGGTACAAGCAGGGTAACTAGTAGATCAACTAGTAGATCAACAAGTACTACATCTTCTTTAACATCTTTCGGATCTACAGGTTTAAGTAACTTTAATTTTGTGTGTAATGAGTTTATTTCAAACACGTATTATGGATCAAATGTTTCTAGTGGATTACCACAAACAAGTAGTTTTGTATATACAAATTCAAGCGGAACTGCATCGCCAAGTGATGGGTGGTATGGAGCTTCGAATGTTGCAGGCTTTAGTCCATCACATAGATATAGAATTAGTGGTGGTTCTGGAGGCGTGATTTCTCTTGATACATGTGGTGGAGGTGGATTCTCAGATAGAAGATTGAAAAAAGATATTAAACTAATTGGGGTATCTTCTAACGGAATAAATATATATTCGTTTAAATTTAAAGATGAAAAATATGGTAAAGGTTTATGGCAAGGTGTTATGGCTGATGAAATAGAACATATTGATGGAGCTGTAATTAATTTTAATGGATATAAATGGGTTCATTATACAATGAAAGAAATTGATGTAGAATTTAAACAAATTTAATTATGAGCACTTATTTTAACGAAAGCAATGTAATAGACGCAAATACATCAAATTTTATAATACAAAAAGTTGTAAAATATAGCAGCGCTACAGAAACTTATCAAATATCTTCTTATACAAAAAAATCTGATTTAATATTTATAAAATATAATACAGAAATAGAAGCTAAAATATATGTGGGCGATTGTGATACATGTGGATGGGATTTAACAAAAGCGCAATATGATAATGCAACATGGGGCGACATACTTTATTTAGGTTTACATTTAGGTGTAACACCAGATTATATTTATAATAATAAATCAATAACCTCTATAGATGTTGTTGAATCTAACACATCATTAGTCGATCATGTAAACTGGATAAATTCAAATATTAATGTAGTTAAACATGATGAATGGACATACGTTCCTGCAAATAATAAAACATATGATATAATTATATGTGATTTATGGGCTGAGCCAGATGATATTACTCAGGATAATAAAACAAATTTAACTAATCATTACAGCAGCCATTTAAAGGCGGGTGGTAAAATAATAATACCTATATCAGGTGAAACAATAAGTTAATGGTACCAAATACTACTACTACGTATAATACTACGTATACAACTAGTTATACAACTAGTTATAATACCAGTTACACAACTAGCTATAATACGTCTACGGCAACAACTTATGTTACTGTATATGGTACGTCTTTTAATACAAGTAGAACAACGACATATAATACTAGTAAAAGCACCACAACTTCTTTTAATACTAGTAAAAGTACTACAACTACATATACAAGTTATTTTAACACAAGTAGAAATACATCTAAAAGTACAGCTACAAGTACAACAACAATAACTACATACAATACTAGTAGGTCAACAACAACAACCTTTAATACTAGCACAATAACATCTAAGTCTACGACTACAACATTTAACACGTCTAGAACTACTACGTTTAACACTAGTAGAGTAACAAGTAAATCTACAACAACTACGTTCGCCACGTCTAGAACAACAACATATAATACCAGTAGAAGCACGACTAGAAGCACTACAACAACTTTTGCTACATCTAGAAATACAACTAAATCTAGAACTACCACTACTGTATATACGACATCAACAACGTTTAATACAAGCACGGTAACATCAAGGAGTACTACGACTACTTTTAATACAACTTATGCAACAACAACAACGTTTAATACAAGTACTACTACTACAACCACATTTAACACAAGTACTGTAACATCAAAAAGTACAACAACGACGTTTAATACAACATATGCAACAACTACAGTATTTAATACTAGTACAGCTACAACTACAACTTTTAGCACAAGTAAGTTAACAACTAAGTCTACGACTACAACTTTTGCAACTTCTAAGTCTACAGCGGAATCAAGAAGTACAACAACTTTATATACTACGACAACAACCTTTAATACTAGTACAATAACAAGCAAAAGTACCACTACTACGTTTGCGACTACAAGGTCAACAACAACTACGTTTAACACTAGTAGATCAACGACTACAACATTTGGAACAACAGTACCAACAAGTATTAGTACGTCTACAACTTTTTCAACAACTAGAGCCACGACTACTACCTTTAATACGTCCACAGCAACAACAACGACGTTTAATACTACCGTGTCAACAACTAGATCAACGACAACGACGTTTTCAACAAGCAAGTCGACAACAACAACTTTTAATACGTCTACTGCTACAATAACAACGTTTAATACAACTGTTAGTACGTCTAGAAATACAACAACTGCTTACGAAACTAGCAAGAGTACAACAACGACGTTTAATACATCAAAAGCTACAACAACAACATATAATACGTCAACAAGTACAACGACAACGTATAACACGTCAACAAGCACAACGACAACGTTTAGCACAACAACAGTTTATACTACGACATTTAATACAACAGTACAAACGCAAACAACTTGGTATAGTCCATCAACAGTTGCACATCAACCAGGTTCAACGGTGCATCATCCAAGAAGTTAGTATTACATAAAAGCATGTAATTAATATAATATGTTAAATTAAATCAAATTTTATGGAAATGTTTAATAAAGCGGAGCTTGATAAAAGAATCGGGCCGCTTAAAAAATCTAAAGGATTATATAACCTTGAAGCAGTTGAAGGTTATGTGCTTAGAAAATGTGGCGAAAATGGCTTAGAACATAGCTACGATGTTATGGCAGAAGAAATGCCATATTTTAAAACAATGGCATACACAGAGTATGCAGGATGTTTTTATTTACAGCCTCTTAATTATAAAATTAGGAATGAACAAATGATTGATGCATTATACGATAATAATGAAATTGTTGATTATTCATCTTGGTTTATAAATAGAATTGTAGATAATAAAGCTAATAAATATGAAGATAGGAAAGAGTTGTATGACAAATATCCCCCTAAAGATTATTTAGTAGTTTTACCAGGATCTAATAAAGTACGTGAGAACGTATGTTTAAATAGATTAAAATATATATCAAGACTGCATGGTGATAATGTTTATTTTAAACCACATCCTATTACAACACATCAGATTATAGGTGAACTAAAAGATTTTTTTGGGGAAGATAATATATTACCAAGAGATATAAACATGTATTATTATTTACAAAAAGCTAAAGGTGTATATACAACTCATATTAGTGAAAGTTGTTTATACGGTATAGTTTCAGGTAAAAACACTGAACCTATTGATGTATGGAATAATATACAGCAAGGATCTTTTTATTGTATTAATAATCATTTATTAATGCATCAAAAAAATGCAAAACAATATATTAACAAAACATTTTCAAGTTATAAGTCAGGTATTATAAATCCTGAAGTTGATAAAAACTGGAAAGAAAAAGTTGATAAGTATATAGATTATATATGCGCTAAAAGAGAAACATATAAAAATTGGTTTCTTACTGATAAAAAATAATTAAATTAAATATTATGGGAAAAACTTATAAGAAAAAAGCACCAGTTGCTAAAGAAGTAACAAAAGAAGAATTACAAGTATTACAAGAATTTGTACAAAAAATTAATAATGGAACTGTACAGGTTGGTAATTTAGAAACGCAAAAACATCAAGTTTTACATGCTTTAACTATGGTTCAAGCGGATTTGAAAGATTTTCAAGTTGGTTTAAAAGAAAAATATGGAGAAGCTAATATTGATGTTAGAACTGGAAAAATAGAATATAATTTAGAAAAATAAAATAAAATGTCTCTAGTAAGAAAAATTAGTATTGGACGAGACTATAAAAACGATGCCATGCACTATTCCGTAGGGCAAGAAGTATATGGCGGGCACACTATATGCAATATAATTGAAGAACAAGATAAGTTTTCAGTATTTATTAAAAAGGGTAAAGAAGTTTTACCATGGAAAGATTTTAATAAAAATATGGCTATAGCTGTTGAATATAACTTAGAATATTAATGCAAAGTTTATTTAATTTTATAGTTAAGCCAAAAAACAAAAGATACGACAATACAAAACAAATCGGTGATAAAGAGCTGATATTAAATTCAGAAATATCTGATCATCGATATGTTAGTCGTGTAGGAATAGTTTTAGCTGTACCTAAATTACAATCTACTGAAATAAAAGTTGGTGACGAAGTTATAGTACATCATAATGTTTTTAGAAGATGGTATAATGCAAAAGGTGAAGAAAAAAATAGTAAAGGTTATTGGGAAGACAATAAATATTTTGTAAATCAAGACCAGCTATTTTTGTATAAAAGAAACAATGAATGGAATGCACCTAAAGACTATTGCTTTCTTAAGCCAATTGAATCAAATAATGTTTTAGAAAAAGAAATACCATTTCGTGGTATTGTTAAATATTCAAATAAACACCTTGAAAATATTAATGTTGGTGATTTAGTTGGTTTTGCTCCAGGCGGTAAATATGAATTTATTGTTGATGGTGAAAGATTATATAGAGTATTAACTAAATTTATAACTGTTAAATATGAACGTCAAGGAAACGAAAAAGAATATAATCCAAGCTGGACATGAAGCAGTCAAACAACTCATCAAAGTTGCTAAAGAACCGATTGTTGAAACTGATGATGATGTTTCAGCCGATAGACTCAAGAACGCTGCAGCCACTAAAAAGCTCGCAATATTTGACGCACTTGAGATATTAAATAGAATTGAAGAAGAAAATGCAATGTTAGATGGTAAACCTTTAGACAAAAAAGAAGAATCATTTAAAGGATTTGCAGAAAGAAGATCTAAGTAATGTATAAACAAACATTATATAGCGTTATAGAGCCTATAAAAATTAATACAATTAAAAGGCTTAATAAAGCAAAAAGATGGGAATACGGTTACAATAAAGAACATGATATAGTTGTAATTAGCAAGACGGGGCAAATAGGTGAAGTGTATAGCATACAAAATTTAAAAATAGCATTGCCTCCTGCGCCGAAAAAATTAGAAAAGAAAAACAACAAATGGGTAAAAGCCGAATATCCAAAAGAATTATCAAAGCTAAAAACCATATTTGATTGGAAAGATTTACCCGCTGAATTTAAAAACAAATGGCATGGGTATATCGATAATGAATTTACCAGGCGCGATGAAGGCTTTTGGTTTTACAACAAGAATGTTCCTACTTATATTACTGGGACTCACTATATGTACTTGCAGTGGACCAAAATTGATGTTGGGGCTCCAGACTATAGAGAAGCCAATAGACTCTTCTTCATCTTTTGGGAAGCTTGTAAAGCCGATACCAGATCTTATGGAATGTGCTATCTCAAAAACCGTCGATCAGGATTTTCGTTTATGGCCTCAGGAGAAGTGGTTAATTCAGCAACAATTAGTTCCGATTCACGGTTTGGAATATTGTCCAAATCTGGGGCGGATGCCAAAAAAATGTTCACAGATAAGGTCGTACCAATATCGATCAATTATCCGTTCTTTTTTAAACCGATACAAGATGGAATGGACCGTCCCAAAACCGAACTGGCATATAGAGTACCAGCCTCAAAATTCACGAGGAGGAAGATTATCTCAAATGAGCGGACCGAGGAGCTCGAGGGACTCGATACAACCATAGATTGGAAAAACACAGGGGATAATAGTTATGATGGTGAAAAGCTAGCGTTATTAGTACATGACGAAGCAGGTAAATGGGAAAAACCTGAAAACATATTAAATAACTGGCGTGTAACAAAAACTACATTAAGATTAGGTAGTAGAGTTATTGGCAAGTGTATGATGGGTTCAACAAGTAATTCATTAGATAAAGGAGGTGAAAACTTTAAAAAATTATATAATGACTCAGATGTTACAAAAAGAAACCGCAACGGACAGACTCGTTCGGGATTATATAGTTTGTTCATACCTATGGAATGGAATTTCGAAGGATTCATTGATTCTTATGGATTACCTGTATTCAATACGCCAGAAGAAACAATTAAAGATAGCGATGGACAAATTATCGATGTCGGAGTTATTGAACACTGGGAAAACGAAGTTGAAGGCTTAAAAGGTGATCAAGACGCATTAAATGAATTTTATAGGCAGTTTCCACGTACTGAAGAACACGCTTTCAGAGATGAAACTAAAAATAGCATATTTAATCTTGCTAAAATATATGAACAAATAGATTTTAATGAAGAAGCAAAATATAGCGCACTGCTTACGACTGGAACGTTTTCGTGGCAAAATGGAATTAAAGACACAAAAGTCCAGTTTACGCCAAATCCTAACGGAAGGTTTAAAGTCAGCTGGGTTCCGGGTATAGATAGCCAAAACCGTATAATAATAAAAAACGGTATTAAATATCCTGGTAACGAACATATAGGTGCTTTTGGTTGTGATAGTTATGATATATCAGGAACTACCGATGGCAAAGGATCTAAAGGTTCATTGCACGGTTTAACTAAGTTTAGTATGGATGATGCACCTGCTAATCAGTTTTTTTTAGAATATATAGCTAGACCGCAAACTGCTGAAATGTTTTTTGAAGATGTTTTAATGGCTTTAGTATTTTATGGGATGCCTATACTAGCAGAAAATAATAAACCAAGATTATTATATTATTTAAAAAGAAGAGGATATAGAGGTTACTCTATGAATAGACCAGATAAAGCATTTAATAAATTATCTGTTACAGAAAAAGAAATAGGTGGTATACCTAACTCAAGCGAAGATATAAGACAAGCACACGCTGCGGCAATAGAAAGTTATATAAATGAATATGTAGGAATAAAGATTGATGGAGAATATGGAAATATGTATTTTAATGAAACTTTAAATGATTGGTCTAAGTTTGATATAAATAAAAGAACAAAGTTTGATGCCGCGATTAGCTCAGGGCTAGCAATTATGGCATGTAATAAACATAGATATACACCTAAACAAATAAAAGAATTAAAAGACAAAGTTAATTTCAGTTTTGCCAAATACGATAATAGAGGCAATTTTTCAAAAATAATACAATAGATGTCAACAATTAAAACAAAAGGTATTTTTCCGAGTCAAGCTGTTTATGATTACGAGAAAGCTGATATATCATATGGCCTCCAAGTTGGTAAGGCTATAGAATCAGAGTGGTTTAAAAAAGACTCAGGAAGTACACGTTATTTTGCAAATAGAGACAATTTTCATAGATTAAGATTATATGCAAGAGGTGAACAAAGTATACAAAAGTATAAAGATGAATTATCAATTAATGGTGATTTGTCTTATCTTAATTTAGATTGGAAGCCTGTACCTATTATACCTAAGTTTGTAGATATAGTTGTAAATGGTATACAAGAAAGAACTTATGATTTAAAAGCATATTCAACAGATCCTATAGCGGCAAAGGAAAGAACTCAATTTGTTAATGACATGTTGAATGATATGTATGCTAAAGACTTTGCTTTAAAATTAGAACAAGAGGTTGGTGTTAAAACATTAACTAATCCTGTTGCAGAAATACCTGATAGCGAAGAGGAATTAAATCTTCACATGCAATTAAATTATAAACAAGGTATTGAAATAGCACAAGAACAAGCAATAACTAATGTTTTTGATTTTAATAAATATGATTTATTAAAGAAAAGACTAGATTATGATATAACTGTTTTAGGTATTGGTTGTATAAAAAATAGTTTTAATACAGCAGAAGGTATTAAATTAGAATACGTTGACCCTGCAGATTTAGTTTATTCATATACAGAATCTCCATATTTTGATGATTTATATTATGTTGGTGAAATAAGAAGAGTTTCGATACATGAGCTTAAAAAACAATTTCCTGAATTAACTAATCAACAAGTTGAAGAAATACAGGATAGTGGAACTGCTAATAGAGTTTATCATAAAGCTGTTACATCCTCTGCTGATGAAGATCGCCAATATGTTCAATTATTATATTTTGAATATAAAACTTTTGAAAACCAAGTTTATAAAATAAAACAAACAGCTACTGGCGCACAAAAAGCAATTGAAAAAACAGATGAATTTAATCCACCTACAGGCGAAGATAATAGATTTGAAAAAGTAAATAGATCTATTGAATGTATATATGAGGGTGTAAAAGTTGTTGGGCATGAAGGTATGTTAAGATGGCGTAAAGCCGTCAATATGACTAGACCAAAGTCTGATATTACAAAATGTGCAATGAGTTATAATATTGTTGCGCCAAGAATATATAAAGGTAAGCCTGAATCTTTAGTTGGCAGAATGACAACATTTGCTGACATGATTCAAATAACGCATCTTAAATTACAACAAGTACTCTCACGAATGGTTCCAGACGGAGTATTCTTAGATGCGGATGGTATTGCTGAAGTAGATTTAGGTAATGGTACAAACTATAATCCGCAAGAAGCATTGAATATGTATTTCCAAACAGGTTCTGTTATTGGTAGATCAATGACGCAAGACGGTGATTTTAATCAAGGAAGAGTACCTATTCAAGAATTAAAAGCAGGCGGCGGTAATGCTAAAATAGCTAGTTTAATACAATCTTATAATTATTATTTACAAATGTTAAGAGATGTAACGGGATTAAATGAAGCTAGAGATGGAAGCACGCCAGATAAAAATGCTTTAGTTGGTATACAAAAAATAGCAGCCGCTAATAGTAATACAGCTACAAGACATATATTACAAGGAGGGCTGTATGTTACTTTAAAAACAGCTGAAGCAGTTTCATTAAGAATTGCAGATGTATTAGAATACGGTAATACTAGACAATCATTTTTACAATCGTTAGGCCAAATTGATGTAGCTACATTGAATGAAGTTAGTGATTTACATATACATGATTTTGGTATATTTTTAGAATTAGCACCTGACGAAGAAGAAAAACAATTACTTGAAAATAATATTCAAATGGCTATAACTCAAAAACAAATTGAGTTAGAAGATGCTATTGATGTAAGAGAAATTAAAAATCTCAAATTAGCAAATCAATTATTAAAACTAAGAAGAAAAAAGAAAGCAGAAAATGACAGACAAATTCAAATGCAAAACATGCAAATGCAGTCACAAGTTAATGCTCAATCTGCGCAAGCAGCTGCAGCAGCTGACATGCAAAAGCAGCAAGGAGTGGCTGAAAGCAAAGTTAAAATCGCTCAAGCTCAAAGCCAGTTCGATATACAAAAAATGGAAAAAGAAGCTGCAATCAAAAAAGAATTGATGGAATATGAGTTTAATCTCAATATGCAGCTTAAACAAGCTGAGGCAGACGTGATTAAAAATAAAGAGAAGTATAAAGAAGATCGTAAAGACGAAAGAACTAAAATACAAGCTACACAACAGAGTGAGCTTATAAATCAAAGAAAAACAAATTCACCACCAAAAGATTTTGAATCCGCAGGTTTTGACAACTTAGGTGGGTTTGGTTTAGAACAATTTGAACCAAGATAATTTTTTTAACAATTATATAATTATATTTTATTATGGCAGAAATTAAAGCTAAAGTTATAGACTCTGAAGAAAAGTCTATACAAGAAAAAGAACAAATCGTCGCTGAAAAAGCTGGCGTTGTGCTAGATGAATCTGGCACATACAAAGTAGATTTAACAAAAATTAACGAAAAACAAGATGCCGTTCAAGAACAAAAAACAGAAGATGGCGTGTTACGCGGAAGCAGCGAGGATGAAGAAGCTGGGAAAGAAACCGAAGTGGGATTGCAAGAAGTACAACAAGAAGAAGTAGAAGAAACTCCGGTATTAGAAGAAATTACAGAAGATGAACAAACCAGTGATGACGAGGCTGCAGTGGTTGCAGAACAAGAAGAACAACAGGTTGAAGAGGATAATCAAGCAGAAGCTGAAACCGAAAAACCTGAAATAAAATTACCAGAAAACATCAAAAGTTTAATAGACTTTATGGAGGAAACTGGTGGATCTATAGAGGATTATGCAAGATTAAATGCAGATTACTCAAATGTAGACGATGATACTTTATTAGTAGAGTATTATAAACAAACTAAGCCGCATCTTGGTTATGAAGAAATTCAATTTCTAATGGAAGATAAATTTTCAATAGATGAAGAACTTGATAACGAAAGAGACGTGCGTAGAAAAAAACTTGCTCTTAAAGAAGAAGTTGCAAATGCTAAAAACTTTTTGACAGGGTTGAAGGATAAGTATTACAAAGAAGTCAAGTTGGGTTCTAAGTTACTACCGGAACAGCAAAAAGCAATAGATTTTTTCAACAGATATAATAAAGAGCAAAAACAAGCTGATGATTTATTAGCGAAGCAAGATGCACATTTTCAACAAGAAACAAATAAAGTTTTCAATGAAAAATTTAAAGGTTTTAATTTTAACGTTGGGGACAAAAAATATAGGTTTAATGTTAAAGATGTCAATAAAGTAAAATCACAGAATTTATCAAATGTTTTTGAAAAATTTGTTAGTAAAGATTCACTTCTTACTAACTCTGCTGATTTTCACAAATCTTTATTTACTGCTTCAAATCCTGATGCAATAGCAAGTCATTTTTATGAGCAAGGTAAAGCCGATGCAATAAAACAAATGACAGCCGATGCCAAAAATATTAACATGGACGCAAGAAAAACTTCTGACGGCTTTGTTGATACTGGAGGTATAAAGGTAAGAGCTATTTCGGGTGATAATGAGTCTAAGCTAAAATTTAAACTTAAAAATTATTAAAACCTTAAAATTAATTAAAAAATGGCAGCAACAAGTTTTGCAGTTGGGACTGGCGGTTTAGTCACTCCTAGCGTACAAAAAATGACCCTAGCTAATTCTTATTTAGATATAAGAAATGACGGCTGGGCAAAACAATATCTTCCTGAGCTATATAACGCTGAGGTAGAGAAATACGGGGACAGATCTATTGGAGGTTTCCTACAAATGTTAGGTGCTGAGATGCCTATGGCTTCTGATCAAGTTATTTGGTCTGAGCAAGGTAGATTGCACATTGCATATCAAGCTACTGTAGCTACTGGTTCTGGTTCATTATCAGCAATTAAAAATATTGATGATACAAGTGGATCTGACGTAGCACATGGTTTAAGAGTAGGTAACACAGTAGTATGTTCAGTTCAAAGTGTAGTGTTTAAAGGATATGTAAAATCAGTAGGTACAAACCCTGTAATCGTTCCTTATAACGCAGCTACACCTGGAGACATCTCTGGTATCACTGACGATTCAAATCAAACTATTAAATTATTTGTTTATGGTTCTGAATTTGGAAAAGGTGCTAACCCTATGGATGAGTCTATCGAACCTAAATTCTTATCTTTAAGTAATTCACCAATCATCATCAAAGATCATTTTGAAATCAATGGTTCTGATGCTGGACAAATTGGATGGATTGAAGTAAGTGGAGAAGCTGGGCAAGGTGGATATTTATGGTACTTAAAATCTCAAGGAGATACTTCTAAGAGATATGAGGACTACTTAGAAATGGTAATGGTTGAAGCAGAAAAATCTGCAGCGAGTGCTGATGCAGCTGTTCCTGTTGGTACTGAGGGATTATTCTCAGCAATTGGATCTAGAGGTATTGTAGCAACTGGCTTCTTTGATGATGCAGCTGATCCAGTACTAGCAAGTTTCGATACATTATTAACTAACTTAGATGAGCAAGGAGCTATCGAAGAAAACATGTTATTCTTAGATAGAGGTGCTAATTTAGGTCTTGATGATATGTTAGGAGCTATTAATTCAAACTATGATGGCGGTACATCTTTTGGTGTATTCAACAACTCTGAGGATATGGCACTTAATTTAGGTTTCTCTGGTTTCAGAAGAGGTTCTTATGACTTCTATAAAACTGACTGGAAATACTTAAATGACAAATCTACAAGAGGATTAGTTGGTGGTTTAGAAGGGGTATTAGTACCAGCAGGTACATCTTCTGTTTATGACCAAAATTTAGGTAAAAACATTAAGAGACCTTTCTTACACGTTAGATATAGAGCGTCTGAAGCTGATGATAGAAGACTTAAAACTTGGGTCACTGGTTCACTAGGTGGAGCATCTAGTTCTGGTGTTGACAAGATGGAAGTACACTATCTTTCAGAAAGATGTTTAGTAGTACAAGCTGCTAACAACTTTATCAGATTTGATTCTTAATATTTATTAAAGGTAACGGGTGCTTCGGCACCCAATGCCTTTATATTAACTTTTATTATATTATATCATGGAAAAAACAAAAGCTGTGGCTAAACCTAAAAAAGTGCAGCCACAATATAAAGATAAATTATACGAATTAACCATACATGAAACACCAATTGTTTTTATGATAAAAAGCAAAGGTATATTATGGTTTGACCCTGAAAAGGGATATGAAAGAGAAATCAAATATTGTCCAAATCAAAAAACAATATTTGCAGATGAAATGAAAGGTGTTCAAAGATTGGAACATATTTCATTTAAAGATGGTAAATTATTTGTGCCAAAAGAAAAACAAATACTTCAAAAATTTTTGGAAGTACACCCTTTAAATGGTAAAAAATTCCAAGAATTTAATCCTGTTCAAATTGCAGAAGATGATTTAGATATTTTGCAATTAGAATTAGAAGCAATGAACACAGCCCAAACAATAGAGGTTGATCATGCAGAAGCAATATTGAGGTCTGAGATTGGAAATGAGGTATCTAAGATGACTTCTAAGGAGCTTAAAAGAGATTTATTATTATTTGCAAAGAATGCACCTCAGCTGTTCTTAGAATTAGCAAATGATGAAAACATTAATATTAGAAATATGGGTATAAGAGCCGTAGAAAATAATATTATTACTCTTTCAAATGATCAAAGAACATTTAATTGGGCATCTACTGGTAGAAAACTTATAACAGTTCCTTTTGATGAAAATCCATATTCAGCATTAGCTGCATGGTTTAAAACTGACGAAGGTGTTGAAGTTTACCAAACAATTGAAAAGAAACTAAAATAGTTTACTTATAGTGGTTAGGCCGCTATAAGGCGGCTTAATCATTATATAAAAAAATATTATGGCAATATCAGTCGATAGCGTATACAAAACAGTATTATCAATACTAAATAAAGAGTCCAGAGGTTTTATAACACCAGATGAGTTTCAAAGAATTGGTACACAAGTACAGCTTGATGTATTAGATAGACACTTTAACGATTATAACAAAGCTGTTTTTAAAGAAACTAGAGGTATGGCTGTAAATGGGTATGGAAATATACCTGAAAAAATTGAAGAAAAACTAGATCCGTTTTTTAAACAAGCGGATATTACTTTAACAAATGGTATTGGTACTCTACCTACTGATTTGTATAAAACAATTAATATTAGTATAACTAATAAAACTATTCAGTTAGAAAAAGTTGATAAAAGAAGTTTATCATACTTATTGTCTTCACCTTTAACAAAACCAACAACATCATTCCCTGTATATTATCAGAGAGCAACAGATATAATTGTTGAGCCTGCTTTATCGGATGGTAGTTGGACATTAGGCAACTTACTTATTGAATATATAAAAACACCAGCAAGCCCGGTTTGGGGTCATACAAAAAATAGCACAACAGGTGCGTTAACATTTACAGAAAGTACAGGGGCAACAGTAATACCAACAACTGGTTATGTTGATTTTACACTACACCCTTCAGATCAAGTTGAATTAATATTAGGTATATTAAAATATGCTGGATTAGTTATTGAAGATCCTGCAGTAATACAAGCTGCTAGCGCTGAAGAAACTAAACAAATACAACTACAAAGCTAAATTAAATGGGATTATTAGGAACAACAACTCAACAAACGTATTACGAAGGAAGTAACTTCGGAAACTACAGATATATATCATTAAAAGATATTATAAATAACTATATAACAGCTTTCATAGGTGATGGTAAGCTAATACCTGTATGTAACAGAACAGATGTTATATTTCATGCAAAAAGAGGTATACAAGAATTTAGTTATGATATTTCAAGAGTAGAAAAAATACAAGAAGTGCAAGTAAGTAGCACTTTATCAGTTCCTATGCCTCAAGATTATGTTCATTACGTTAGACTTTCTTATGTAGATGATGCAGGTGTAGAACATATAATATATCCCGCTAGATATACATCTAGACCTTCTGAATCAATATTACAAGACGACGATTATAATTATTTATTTGATAATGATGGTAATTTATTAACTGGTGTACCTGTAGTACAAGCTAATTTTAATAAATTTGAGCATGGAAATATAGTTGGTACATACAATGGAGAACAAGTAAATTATAGTGGGTCTTATGCAGCCGAAAGAATTGCAGAATTTGGTAAAAGATACGGCTTAGATCCAGAAATTTCACAAAAAAATGGTGTATTTGTTATTGATGAAGCAAATGGAAAAATAGGATTTAGCAATGAATTAGTTGATAAAGTTATTACTTTAAAATATATATCTGACGGCTTAGGAACAGATGATGAAATGAAAATACATAAATTAGCCGAAGACGCAATGTACAAATATATAACTTATGCAATAGCAAGCACTAGAAGTAGTTTTCCTGAATATATAATTAATAGATTTAGAAGAGAAAGAAGAGCTGCAATGCGAAATGCTAAATTAAGATTATCTAATTTAAAAATAGGTGAGCTTACTCAGGTAATGAGAGGTAAATCAAAACGTATTAAACATTAATTAAATGCCAGTAATTAAAAATAACTTTATTCAAGGTAAAATGAACAAAGACCTTGATGATAGATTATTACCTAACGGCCAGTATAGAGACGCACAAAATATAACTGTTTCAAAGTCTGAAGGATCAAGCGTTGGAGCTGTACAAAATGTATTAGGAAATGATTATGCTTATGCTGGTGGAACAATTACAGGTTTACCAGTTAGTATTGATGCGGTTGGGGAAGATACATTTTCTTTATGGGAAACTATTGGATTTTATAATAATTCTCAAACTGGCGATGTATTTTGGTTTGTAACTTCTTTTGCTGGCAATGCAGCAAGCGATGATGTATTGTTATATAAAACTGCTGCTGACGTGGTTGTTTTAGGAGGGAGTGATGGTAATGATGTAACTCATGACGACGATACAACTAATCATAATACTATAGAAATAGCTAACGCTTCTAATTATGATATTCAAGTCGGAATGAAAGTTACTGGTACTGGTGTTGCGACAGATACATATGTTCAAGCAGTTTCTACATCTAGTAATGTTCATACAATAACATTAAATAAAGCGCAATCTAGTGAAACAGTGTTAGATGATGTAACTTTAACATTTACGCATACATGTAGAATATATAGATTCAATACAATACAAAACACCTCTCCTTCACCAATAATAGATAATAAAAGATTAAATTTTTCAAAAAATCACCATATACATCACGTTAACTTATTAGATAATTTATTATTTTGGACAGATAATTATAATCAACCTAGAAGAATAAATATTGATAGCACTTCATTTCCTGACGATGATTTTTTTGAAGATAGAATTAGCGTTGCGCAATTTGCACCTTATTCGGCCCCTAAAGTAAAATTAACTAAAGTAGCTTCTTCAACGGTTCCAAGTTTACACTTAAGAGATAAGTTTGTAAAATTTGGATATAGATATGTATATGATAATAATGAAGTTTCTTTAATATCACCTTTTACACAAACATGTTTTTTACCGGGTAAAGGCAAAAATATAAATCACGGTAGCTTTAAATCAGGCCAAGCTGGATTAATAACGCAAACCGAAGCAATGGCAACTCAAAAAGCTACTGTAATGGATGTTTTTCAAAACATGGTAAACCGTGTGCATTTATTTATAGATTTACCATCTGAAGAAGACAAAAATAATGTGGCTTCGGCTGACGCTGGTGTAAAAGATAGTTCATTAAGTGTTGATGGTCATATGGTAGGAGCTGCAAGTTCAAATCAAAGTATTCATAGTATTGGTATACCTGGTACTGGTCAAGCCTCAGGTGTTATTGATAATACAACAACAATGCTAACCGCTAGAGGTGATAAATATACGGTTGCTTCTATAACTGAAGCTGCTGATTTAGGAGATACATCTACAATAACTTTTAATGAAGAAATACCTGCAAATTTAGGTATATTTCATAATGAAAAATTATACTTTTTTAAACCTGGGAGTGATACAAATTATTATCAATATACTAACCCATTAAAAATTAAAAGAGTTGAAATAGTATATGCAGAATCTGATAGCCCTGCTGTAAAAATTGTAGATACTATAAAAATACCTACAGGGCAAACAAGTTTAGATAATATAATAAAACATAGAGCCGAACCTGCTTCTGACGCAAAAGCTAAATTAAAATTTGGTATTGAATATGTATACGATTCAACTAAACCAATAAAAACCTTACCAGAATCAGATATTACAAGAGTAGCTGATATAGTTCCTATGAAAGCAGCAGCACAAGAGGTTTCTGGTAATAGAATTATATATGGTAATTTTAAATTAAATAGACCAATAACAAATCTTATAGAAAGAAAAGATAATATTAGTGTTACTAGTAGAGATCAAGAAGAATATAACTCGCAATATTTATTGCATTCTGTAAAACAAGCTAGAGAATATTCTGTAGGTTTAGTTTTAGCTGATAGATATGGTAGACAATCAACAGTATTTTTGCCAACAGCAAATACAACGTATATTACACCAAGAGATACATCTTCAGACGCTATAACACCTATGACAGATACAAATAATGATGGCGATAATTCAGATGGTGGTGAAGGTTTTGTAGCAGCTAATAGATGGAATGGGACAGCATTAAATATGGATTTTGGTGCAACAATAAGTGATGTTTATGATAAAAATACAAATCCTTATGGCTGGTATTCTTATAAAGTTGTTGTAAAACAAGCGCAACAAGAATATTACAATGTATATGTTCCATCTTTAATAGATAACATAAATGAAAGTGGTAATACAGGAAAAAGTTCCTTTATTACTTTATTTGGTGATAATGTTAATAAAGTGCCAAGAGATATAATTGATGGTAGTTTAGATAATCAAATTGCATCATCAAAAACAAAACTATTACCTAGAATATTAAATGTAGACGCAACTGGTATTGCAGATGGAATAGTGGGTAACGGACATAAACAACAAACTACAACTGATTTTGTTGAAATTATTGCATTAGGAACTCAAGACCAATTTGATAATTCAGATTCAGGAAATGCCAATATAAAAGAAAGTCAAGCTATTGTTAACTTTAAAAGAAAACCTATTATGGCTGAAATACCTGACGGTTTTGGCGGCGGTAACGGCCCTAGTACATCTAAATTATGTGTATTAGAAACAGATCCATTTATTTCAGCATTGGATATATATTTTGAAACATCAACCGGCGGAAAATTATCAGATTTAAACGAAGCAATACAAGCTTCTCTAGGCTCAACACCGTCGGGTATAAATATTTCAGCAAATACTTTTGCAGAAAATATTGCGGCAAATACACAAATAGCTTCATTGACTTACACAGATACAAATGGTGGTTCTCCATCGGGTGAAACATATACTTTAGAATCTGTAACAGACGGTGGCAACACAAATAGAATTAATGAATTTCAAATAGCATCAGGTGCATTAAGAACCGCTACTGGTATTGCACATTTAGGCCACGAGTTTAGAAATAGACCTGAAGATACTTTTAGTTTTGAAATTAAAGTAACAGATAGTGGAGGAAATGAACATACAGAAACAAAAACTATAACATTAACAAATATTGCGCCTACTTTAGTTGCGCCATTTAGTTCAGTAAATGTATCTAATAATTCAAGCTCTGGAACTACTGTGGGGACCTATAGTGCTACTAATGGTGCAGGTAAAGTTTCAGCACAAACTAATAGTTTAACTTTTAGTATTTCAGCTGGTAATAGTGCTAATAAATTTGCAATAGGAGGTCAAACAGGTGTTCTTACAACGAATACATCGTCTTTAACAGCTGGTGATACTTATACTTTAACAATAAGAGTAACTGATGTTGGTGGTTTATTTGCTGAAACAAATTTAGCAATAACGATAATTTCTTCAAGTGTTAAAAGTTTTTATAGATCTGCTGGTAATACAAATCAAAGTCAAGTATGTAATGACTCAGCAAATCAGGAAGCATGGTTTGAGGGGAATGGCACTTTACCAACAGAAGGCGACACTATTTATACTTCCGCCGCAGGTACATCAGTGTTTAATGGACAAAACGCTTGGTATGTTGGATTAGAAGACCAATCAAATAATCCAGATGAAAATCATTTAAAATTTCAAATAACTACAAATGGCTCAGTAAATAACGTTAGTTTATGTATTTAGTGAAACATGTAATAATAAAGTATGGCTGATTATAATTTAAAAGTTGATTTTTTTAACACCTTTATTGTAAGATTTGAAAATGATAATAAACTATTTATTGAAGAATCAAGAATTAAAGGAGGGTTTAATGAACCTTTTGTAAGTAATGGGCCAAAAGCACATTTAGTTGATGAAACATATGCAGAAACTAGACGTGAAAATGCTTTAATATATTCTGGAATATATAATTCAAGAACAGATGTTAATAGAACAAATGTTTTTAATGCTGCTGAACCTATAACAAGAGCAGTTGATCCATCACATGGTAGTATACAAAAACTGCATGCTGAAGATACTAATTTAAATATATTTCAAGAAGAAAAAGTTAGCTATGCATTAATTGATAAAGATGCGTTATTTACAGCTGAAGGTGGACAACTTACAGCATCAGGCGCAAAGGTAATAGGACAAGTAGTACCTTATTTAGGAAAATATGGTATAAGTAAAAATCCTGAAAGTTTTGCTTTTAAAGGTATGCGAAAATATTTTGCAGACAAAAACAGAGGAGCGATATTAAGATTATCAAGAGATGGTATTACAGAAATATCGCAAGCAGGTATGAGAGATTATTTTAAAGATAATCTTAAAGTATCTGATAAAATTGTTGGTATGTATGATGATCATCATGATAAATATGTAGTTTCTTTACAAGGTGATTCAATTACAGGAGGATATGATACATTAGCATTTGATGAAATTGCTAAAGGTTGGGTTAGTTTTTATACGTATAAACCAAATTTTGGTTTTAGTCAAAATAAAGATTTTTATACATTAAATAATAATGATGTTTGGCTTCATTATTCTAATTCACAACATAATCAGTTTTATTCTGCTGCATATGGGTTTGGCGGTGGTAATTCAACAATTACTTTTATAGCAAATCAAGAACCGGGAGTAATTAAAAATTTCCATGCTATTAGTTATGAAGGAGACGCAAACTGGAAAATGGAAACAGCCACTACAGATTTAGGCATGAATGCTTATAGAATATATGGTAATACAACGGCTGGAGATGTGGGAGGAGTTGCATTATCTGGCGATATTTTACCTCAATTTGTTAAAAAAGAAAATAAATATTATAGTCAATTAATGAATAATAATCCAGATACCGGCGATAATCAAGTTGTTGGTGTAAATATTTCTGGATTTAAAGGATTTTTTAATACAGTAAAAATGACTAATGGTGCAGACGCTGAAATAGAATTATTTAGTGTTGACCACGAAGTCTCACAATCAAGTTAAAATGGAATTTAATATACGCAGACTCGAAGAGTCAGATTACGAAACACTAGTTAAGTGGTGGAAGTGGTGGCGATGGCAAGCACCACCTAAAACTTTTTTACCAGATACAGGTTTTTTAGTTGAAAAAAATGAAATTGGTATAGTTGCATGTTATGTGTATATGACCAATTCTAAAGCAGCTTTACTTGAATGGATTATATCTAATCCAGAATATAGAGAAAGTGACAGAAAAGACGCGATAACGCTCTTAATTCAAGCCGTAGAGCGTGTTTTAAGCGATCAAGGTATCAAACATGTGTTTACAATGAGTAGACATAAAAATTTAATAAATATTCATAAAGAATTAGGTTGGTTAGTTGATAAAAAACCTTCTTATGAAATAATAAAAAATTTATAGTAAATGGCAGTATTTAGCGCAGCAGCGGCAAGAAAAGCGGGCAGAAAACAAAGAAAAGCCCAGGCAAAATTAGATAATTTGCTAGCTAATAGACAGCAGATAATAAATCCATATTCTAACGTTAGTGATTTATCTGATATGATTAGTAATCCTTTTGCTAATTTACAAGTTGCAACTCAAGCCGCAGAAATGCAAGCAGATGAAGCTGATATATCATTAGCTAATACATTAGATACATTAAGAGCTACGGGAGCTGGTAGCGCAGGTGCAACAGCATTAGCACAAGCAGCTTTAAGAAGTAAACAAGGTATTTCAGCTACAATAGAACAACAAGAAGCGCAAAACGCAAGATTAAGAGCACAGGGCGAACAACAAGCTATGACAATGAGATTAGCGCAAGCACAAAGAGTGCAGGATGCTGATGTAATGGGTAGAACATTTATGTTCCAAGCAAGAGAAAGTAGAGAAATAGCTAATATTTCAAGAGAAGCTGGTATGGTTCAACAATATGGACAACAAGAAGCAGATGCAAGAGGAGCTATGGGTTCTAACTTTGCTACTGCATTAGGTGGAATTGCACAAGGTGTGGGTTCTGCTCTTTCTGATAGAAGATTAAAACAAGATATTGAATTTGTAAGATTATCGCCTAGCGGGTTAAAAATATATTCATTTAAATATAAGAATGCAGAAGGCGTTTACGAAGGCGTAATGTCGGACGAGATACCAGCAGATGCGGTTATAAAGAACTTTATTGGTATTTATGATGGTGTTGATTATTCAAAAATAGACGTAGAATTTAAAAGAATTAAATAATGAGTTTACCTAAAGTTAGTTACGGAACATATAATTACGGACAATACGCAAATCCTACAGCTATAAAATACAAAGGAGGTTTTGGTGAAGGGTTAGCTGCTGCTATAGGCACAGCTGCTAAAACTTTTGGCGAAATAAAAGGTGCACAAAAAAAGAAAACTGAAGGCGCAAATGCAGAAGCTGTAATATCTTCACAAAAATATGGTGCTGCAATGAAAGAATATCTTGGTAATGCAACAGCACAAAATAGAAAGTATATAAAGCAAAAGAAAAAAGAATACGGAGATATAGTAAGACAATATAGACTTAAACAAATTAGTGATGACGAGTATACAGAAGCAATGGATGGGTTTGAAAACTTACTTGTTAGTTTAAAAGGTTTAAAAGGCGTTATCGATACTTCACAAAAAGTAAACAATGGAGATGACATTGCAATGAATAATTTAAGAGGTAATCCTCTTTCTATAGATGCAGAAATAAAAAGAAGAGCTCTTGGTAATGGACAATTTATATTAAGTGATAATGCACAAGGTGAAGTTCAAGTACAAATGCCTGCTTTTATTGGTTTAAATCAAGGTCAGTTTCCTGTTCAAAACGTGCTTTTATCTGATTTAAATTCTAATGAAAAAATATACATGCCAGATCTTAATTATAGGCATGACGACAATCAAAATATAAGAAACGTAAAAAAAGATATAAGACAAAAAATTGTTGAAAGTGATAATTTAACTGTATTTAGAGAAACAGCAGACGAAGCGGGTGAAATGTCATTACGTGCTGAATATGTTGACGGTAGTAAGAAAAATGAAATTATTGATTTAATAAAAGAAGACGGACAACTTGTAGGTAAATTAACCGCAGATCAACAAAGAATATATTTTGAAGACCAAATGAAAAACGGTATAGGTTCTTGGAACGGGTCTGAAGACCAAGTTGGTCAATTAGAAAATGCACTAGCTGAAGATTTAGTTAATGACTTTTTAGGACCAGATGGAAAAGGTATTATACTTGGTAATAAAACAAATAAACCTAAAGATCCTACAGATAAACCTACTTTAACAGAAAAAGATAGGCTACAAATTGCAGAAAATATCAAAAGAACCATGAAGAATAGGAAAGATATTGCTGCAAACTTTAATACTGATATTAAATTTACTGGCACTGGAGCAGATAGAAGAATTACAAATTATTCTGATTTCAAAAAGAAATTACAAAAATTAGGTATAACTATAGGAAGTCAATTTACTGATGATCAGGGTAAAGTACATACTCTTGAATTAAAAGGATTAGGTTATACTGATAGTGTAGATTTTAGAAATATGGACTCAGAAACATTAGAAATGGTGATAGAAAACTTACAAGGTGGTATGAAAATTTTACAACCAGCTAGATCACTACCTTAATTTAAAAACAAAATGTTAATTGAAAAATTAAATTATTAGATATGTTTGAATATAACGGATATACATTTACCTATGCTGAAATAGAGGATAGAGCTTTACAAAAAGGATTATCAATGGAGGAGTATTTGCAACAAAACCCTTCGATAAAAAGAATAAATGCAAATTTTCCAACAGACCCTATAAACCAGGAAGCAGATATGGGGTCAGAAGATACGGCTTCCGGTTCGGAAGATGGTTCATCGGGATTTCTGAACAGAGTAATTAATTCACCTATTGTTAATAAATTATTTGAAGCAGTATTGCCTGCTACACTGAGACCTGCAATAGATACTTTTGCGGCAGGAGATACTATAGCTGAAAGAGCACAAGGTGCAGTTAGAACTGGAATAGTAACAGCAGGAACAGCACAAGATTTTAGAAAAGATCCAACAAAAACTATTAAAAGTTTATATAACGAAGGCTTTAAAAAAGGTGGTGCAGGTATGATAGATACAAGCATTGAAATATCTTTTGATAATATAAAAGATACAGAAGAAGCTTTAACTTTTGGAATAATATCTAATATATTAGACCCTGAAGGCGAAAATAGAGAAGGTATATCTGCAGTAACTAAAAATATAATTAAAGCTAAAGACGCAATGTTTGATTCAGGATATGGTAAATTCTTAGAAGCATTTATACCTGGACTTAGCATTCTTAATACTTCACGAGAAGAGATTGAGGAAATGAGAGAGCCTTTTAGAAAAATTTCTCAATCTTATCAATACGAAAATACTATAACTGAAGAAATTGCTAAAGGAGCAGATGCAGACTTTACACAAATTGCTTCAAGAATTATATCAGATGGGTTAACAAGTATGCCATATACAATAGCATCGTTAAACCCATATACTGCTACCGCTTTAGGTATTGGTATAGCTGGAGATAAATTTATTGAAGAAGTTGAAGATAATCCTGATCAAACTTTATTAAAACTATATGGCAATGCTATAACCACAGGAGGTATTGAAATGGCGGATGCTTATTTAACTAGAAGAATGTTTAGCTCTGCTGGGTATTTAACAAATGGCATGAGCAAAAAAGCTGGTGAAAGCGCAGTAAAACAACTTAATAAGAGTGTTGGAGATAAAATATTAGATGTTATAGGTATTGCTGGTAAAGAAGGTTTAACTGAAATAGGGCAAGCGATTACTACTAGAATAAATGATTATGCTTGGCTTGGCGATTATGAAAGTTTAAAAAATTCAAATGGC